ATGGGGGTAAACGGTACGCTTACAGCAAGCACCCCTTACAAGTTTTACATCGCATTTTCAGGATATTAATATGATAACAACAGCAACAGCCGCCTTTTGCATTGAAAGCGGATCGGAACAAGTTTTTTACGGTTCATCCATCATTTGTGAGCCTGTTTATTATGAGTCATTGACCCGCTTTGAGGTTACGTTGCGGGTGATTAGCAGCGCCACTACATCAGAGATAGGGCGCGGGTATATGCAAGTCACCACTACCGAAGTAGACGCGGAAACCGGCACAGGAACGGGGGAATATGCACCTTGGTTTAATGCCCTGCAAAAAGCAGTCATTACCAAGTTGAGCGCATACACTGGCAACGCATCAACAGTCTTTACAATCGTTTAAAATCAAAAGAAATGGCAAGCAGCATAGCAAACCTACCGACGCAAATAGACTACGAAATTTGGCAGGGCGACACCTGGAGCCCTGGCACGATTACGGCGACTATATCCGGTACGCCTATCAACTTTACAGGGTGGACGGCGACAATGGAAATAAGGAACGCGATCAGCAATGATGTGGCGGTAACGCTTACCAGCACCCCGGCGGCGGGCATTACCTTGACAAACCTTGGTGTCATTACGCTGACCATGACATCAACGCAAACTAACACGCTGTTAGGCCGGTATTCGTATGATTTGGAGATGACAAACGGGACGGTAATCAGGACGTACACCTACGGCACAATCGAAGTCAAAAACGACACGACAGCAAACCAATAACAAAAACAAACACTTAAATAAAAAGACATGGCTACGTTTAACAAAATTGACGCATTCGTTGAGAATCTAGCGGAAAAAGTACACAACCTTGGTAGTGACCAGTTAGTAGTGGCACTCACTAATTCCGCACCAATCGCAAGTAACACGGTGCTTGCCAACCTGACAGAGATCAGTTACACCAACCTTTCCAGCCGGAACATTACAACGTCCACAAGTTCGCAGACTTCAGGGACGTACAAGTTAGTTTTAACCGACCTTGTTTTGACGGCATCGGGCGCGGTGGGACCGTTCCGGTACGTGGCAATCTACAATGATACGCCTACCAGCCCGGCAGATCCGTTGATTGGATGGTACGACTACGGCAGCTCAATTTCTTTGGCAACGGGTGAAACCCTGACTATCGACTTTGACGGCACAAACGGGTTGCTTTCAATCGCATAGTTTAACGCATAATTCAGGCGGGTTTAATCGCCCGCCTGTTATAAAATACAGCAATGGCGTACACTTTCGGCACGTTTTACATAAATTTTTCCAGCGGCTCGGATGCAGCGCGAACGGCTTTAACAAGCTGCACAGCTTCCAACCCGTCCGGATCAATCACACGTATCAATAAGACGGCCCACGGCCTTGTTACGGGCGCGGTGGTGGACCTGACGCTGTTCACGGCATGGCTTAATGATGCATGGAAGATAACGGTGGTAGACGCTGACAACTTTGATTTAGACGCGGCTACATGGCAAACCACAGCCGACGCAAGCGGAACGGTTACGCCACGCGGCGGCATGAACTGGACAGACGCATGGTTAACCACCACAAGCGGCGCAACGGCGGCACGGATTCAGCCGGGCGATACCTTGCGCATTGCAAAGACTGCTGACCCTGTTTCTTTGGGGCAAAATGCCACTTGGACGGATAACAGCCAGACTGTGACGCTCACAACGGCGGTTACTAAGAAGATTGAGGATGGAATTACGGGGTGGACAGGGGCGACGAATGTGACGGCGAACACAAATGCAGCGCGGAAGATAGGCGCGACAAGCGCGTCGTTTACCATAGCAACCAATTTCACCACCGGGAAAATTGCTTATAAGATAATAGATGGGGGGGGGACGCAGGACTTTTCGGCCTACCAAAAAATAAACCTTTGGTTTCAAAACGCAACGGCTAGCACTTTGGCCGACTCCGCGCTAAAAATATGCCTTTGTAGCGATGCAACAGGCGACACCATTGTTGATACTTTAAACTTCCCGGCTACTATTGCCACTACCGGCTGGAATTGCCTTGTATTGGATAAAGGCAGCGCGCTAGGCAGTAACATTCAATCCGTTGCAATTTATGCGAATGTTGACCCTGGAGCAATTACAATCAGGATAAATAACATTTTCGCTGCCAATTCCGACCTAAGCTTAAAAACACTAATCGGCAAAACGGGCGATGTAAACTACAACATTCAGTCTATTGACGGCACGAACATCAAAATTGATTCAAACAATACGGCGGCAACGGGGCGCGGGTATTCGGGGGCTACGTCAACGGAAACGCTGTATTATCAGGTGCCGTTTGATGTGGCGACGACTACCAATTTTGCCACGCTAAATGAGGCGGGCAATAAAGAAACGGGTCTGAACACTTGCACAGGAGGTTGGAATACTTCAAGCAATACGCGGGACGGGCATACGGTTTTAGGTAGTACGGTGGTGGGGGTGGGTTCGCCGTTTTCTATTCCAGCTGCTTGGAGGGTGGAGAACTTTAAAATGGCGCGTTTTTCAAGTATTGGGTCGCAGAACGCAAATGTTTTTGAAGTCAATAATTGTGTTTGGTGCGGCGGCGGCGGGGCATTTGCTGCCCTAACAACTGTATCAGATTATAAGTTTAGTTCTTCATTATTCTTGAATTCTAGTACGTCTGCCGTATCTATTGGCTGTGCGGATAACCGCTTTTTATCGTGTGAATTTAGGAATAACGCAAGCTCCGGGGTAAGCGCAACGGGTAGCATAACTTTTATGTCCAGCACATTTGCAAATAATGGCGCTGGCAGCATATCGCCTCAATCGTCTGGGGTGCTAGGCACGGCATCTATTTTACTCCGAAATTGTACGCTTTCAGATTCCACAGAAGTCGGTAATACTACTGGCAGCCATCCCGTCGTCTACTCCTTCGACCACGACAACACGCAGGGCAATCATTGGGCATTCCACAACGGCGGTACGGTAAACTGGCAAACAGCAACTGTCCACGCTTCGGAGCCAGGCGCATGGCGAACGGTAACGACCAGCGCAATCCGTAACAGCTACAATCCAATCCCAATAAAAATCGCTGAAGTAGCCTGCGCAGCATCGGCACTTGTTACAGTAAAGGCATGGGTCAAAAAAGACCATGCAACCAACATAGGCGCAGCCATATACGTCGAAGATGCGGCCTACAATATCGCAGGCGTAACAGCCGCCGAAACCACCAAAGCAAGCGATACAAGTTGGGAGGAACTGACCCTGACATTCACGCCAACAGAGGCGGGGGTGGTGCCGATCTTCACAAAGACGTGGTACATCGCTGGCAACTCTAACAGCTACATCGGTAGCGTAACCATTACTCAAGCATGATAATCGAGCAATATACCGACATGGCTGGCAAGGTGCGTATCCAGTGGCAATCAACCGCGACCGGACACTTGTACACATTCAAGTTCAACCATACCCCTGAACTGTCCGAATTACAGGCGCTATCCGACCAAAGCGACGAAAGCCAGATGATTCAGGCGGTGCAGCCTTTGAGCATCAATACCTCAGGGGATGAACAGGCAATACGGTCATTCATTGACAAGATTCGCCAAATGCCCACCATCACCCTTACGCAGTATAATAACTACCTGAACACGCTACTTTGGAACGACGCGGCAAGTGTTCGGGCCTTCGTGTACAATATGGCAAAGGGGTTATCTGATCGGGGAGAAATAATAGTTTTAGGATGGACAGAGGGAACCGTTCTGCGAGAAGTGCGCGATTATATCAATGCAAACACGGATGAGGTTATAAACCGATTAATTTTCTAAAATGGCGCTGCCAACAAAAACAACTGTACAAACGGGCCAATTTAGTGCCGACGGATCGCCCTGGGTTCAGGTAGCGGCAAAGACGGGCATTGACCTGGACACGCTGGAATATAGCGCGGACGGGTCGCCTTGGTATGGCTTTGAGGAAGCATCGGGCAGCGGGTACACATTGACGGCGGCTGCGGGTACGTTTGCGCTCACAGGCGTAGCGGCATCAGTAACCAAATGGCTAAAGTTGACGGCAGCGGTCGCCTCGTTTGCGCTTACGGGTAACGACGCTACGATTAGCACTCTAAACTCTTACACGCTCACGGCGGGCGCGCGGTCGTTCACGCTGACAGGACAGGCGGCAGGATTAACCGCAGGGCGCAAGGTAACGGCTTCAATTGGGTCGTTCACGCTGAGCGGACAAAACGCGGGTTTAAGAGCAACCAGGATAGTAGGCGCATCGGTTGGCACGTTCACATTGACGGGGAATGACGCGGTAATTACAAAAGTATCATCGGGGCTATTGCAAGCGGATTCAGGCACGTTCACGCTGACAGGCCGCTCCGCTGGATTGATTTACGCCCGCCGGATGGTCGCGGATTCGGGGTATTACACACTTACGGGGCAATCTGCAAACATCCTAAAAGGCCGGACGCTTACAGCGGCTTCAGGGGCATTTGTATTGACGGGGCAAAGCGCCACGCTTACCAAAACAACAGCGTACCGCCTTACGGCAGATTCAGGGGCTTTCGCGATTACGGGTCGTGATACTGGACTGATTTATGCCCGGATAATGACCGCAAGCGCAGGATCATTCACGCTTACGGGTCGGGATGCTGGATTGACCACAGGGCAATCGGTTAATGAGGAGGTTTCGTGTAACGTAGAGCTGAATTTTGCCGCAAGAACATTTACAGCATCTTCAGGCACATTGGAATTATCAACACAAACGATGGATTTGACCGCGACCATCGTAATAACGGAAGCAAACAGGCTATTATTAACTTTTGGATAAAATGCACATGAGATCCTTCACATGGTTCATACTAATCTGCCTTGCCGCCTTTGTGTGGGAGTCCAGGGCATTGGTAGCATTCCATTGGATGGGCTTAACGCGCAAGCAAAAGGCGGGGTGGGCGGTGGGGCTGTCCCTGTTTTTCGGGTTCGTATTTTACCACTTGCTAAAACCAATTTTATTTTAATCCTAACACTATAAAACACATTCATTCCCCCTTTCTAATGAGACATGAACGGAAACATAAAGTTTTTTTTAGCGGAACTAAAAAAGAACCCGCTGTCAACCATTACAGGGGTATCCATTATCGCAATAGTGTACCTGGTGCTGTACATCAAAACAATGATTTACCAGCACGACCAAACACTTGAAGCGGCAAAACGGGAACTAATCGACACCGAACGGAGGTGTTCTTTGGAAATTGATGCGATCCGAAAGGAGCAAATTCAGGAGGCCAAAGAAGCCGCCGAACGGCAAACTAAAATAGAGCGAGAAATACGCTCACTAATAAAAACGAAAAGATGAATCGTATTTGCATTACAATCGCTCTAATACTATGCTTTTTCTGGGCCTGCAATAGAGAAGTCCTGGAAATTCAAAAGCCGCTTACATCCGGCATACACCCAAGCACTCACATTGAGTACATCCACGATAGCACCCAAAAAGACCTGGAGGCGCGTATCAAGCTATCAGAGGCGCAAATACAACTATTGAAAAAACACAGTGTAAAGGGGCCAAAGAGCTTACAGATAATGTCAGCGTCTGAGCCGGTACACTACAAGGCGGATAACCCGCCGGAGTAACATTTCACACTTTAAACAACAAGAAAATGGAATTTCTTATTAAGTTCTTAGCTTCGTTTTTCTCAAAATTCAAGGCCAAAAATCCGGCGGTTGCTGCGGTCATTATGACTGTGCTATCTGCTGCCATTGCCACCGTAGAAAGTGGTCAGCTTTTTGGGGCTATCCCAGTAACAGGATGGCTTCAGGAAGGTATCAAGTATGTAGGAATCTTCCTACTTGCGGTCACTGGTTCTGAGACATGGCAGTACCTAAACCCTGCAAAGAAATAATTACGGAGGAAGAACGCAAAAAAGTCAAGACGCACTTTTCATGAGAGCGATTGACGATTCAATCAGGCCGTCCCCAAACGTGGGGGCGGCTCTTAAAAAGCCCTGTTAGCTTCAGCGGTAAGAAGTAGCAGTCACTAAACTGAGATACGTCGGTTCGAATCCGGCACAGGGCGCAAAACATTTGATACCATGCCAGACTATCCAATACACGGTTCTAAATACTTTGATGTCAGGGAGTTCGTTGATGCGCGGACTTGGGGAATACGGGGCGTTAATGCCGCCGAATTGATTGACCCTAAGACCGTGCGCATCTGCGATCTGATACGCGAAAAGACGGGCGTACCTGTTACAGTCAATAACTGGCACATGGGCGGGAATTACGATTCATCCGGCTACCGTGCTATTTGGGATAAGACCGGCGGGCAACTTTCGCAGCACCGATGCGGACGTGCAGCCGACATAAAAGTAAAAGGGTTAATTCCTTTGCGCGTGTTCCAGATCATTCAGGCAAACAAGGCCGATTTTGAGGCGGTAGGGCTTACAACGCTGGAAGATTTGACCTACACGCCGACATGGCTGCACGTTGATTGTAGGCCGCGTTTAGACGGTTCTACGGGCTTTAAGATTGTGAAGCCGTAAAGACATTTTGTGTATCGGAGTTAAAGGGGAACGCCATGCCGCAAGGTATTGGCGTTTTTTATTTATAGTTTTGAAAGATTAACATTGCCGCCCAATACTCCACCGCCCAAACCGCGCCCATTACAGCAAGGGCGAAGGGCGCGGCAAGTATCCAGAACCATTCCTGGTGTCCGTCTCCTTTGTAGTACCTGACAGAAAGCCCCGACAAAGAACGGTGAAGCCATTGTTCCAGGTAGTATGCGCCTGGAAGGATGCAAAAAAAAATCGGAATAGGAAGGCCCGGTACAGACCGATTAAGCCCCTTTGCCCTTGCGCTTGCTGATTTGCCAGTTATCCCGATTTTCACAAAGAAAACTAAAGGTAGGTTTATCATTAGGTACATGATCCATCCGGATTTACTATTTGCCATTGCTCGAAACATTTACACTCCCCCCGTCAATATTGACCACAACGTTTACCACATTGCCACCATTCGCATTCTTTGCCACTTCCTTGCCGCTCGGATCATTGCGGCTACCAAAGCACAGCACCAGCGTTACCACGGCAGCAGCAGCCCCGCCAATCGGCACGGCGTAAGCGGCAACGGTGGATAGTATAGCAGCGCCCACAGCGAAGGCAACAACGACCACCATGTAAACGCCACCCGCAAGAGCAGAAAGAATCACCACGGGCTTAACCAGGTCTTGCACGGCCTTTGTTGCGTTATACGGCTGCACCTCGGAGGCAGGCGGCGTGTATGGTACGGGCGCTTTGTCGTAGCGCGTTTCCAGGTAATGCTCCAGCTCAGTGCCTTCGTACTTTTGTAGTGTCAAAGGTGTATCTGTCAAATTCTCTCTGTTCATATTCGCTAAGTGGTGGGGCTTTCGCCCATTTAATCTTTTTCGCTTTCTTTGGTTTTTCCGGCTTTGCAGCAACCTTTGGAGGCTGCACTTTTCGCCCCTGCTTTCGCTTTGTTTTCGCCTTTCGTTTCGGCGGGGGTGGTTTCTTGATTGGCTCTTGAAACCACATAAAAGGACAGATCACACAGACCACAACGATCCAGCCGCCGGATAGTAACCAGGCTATCAATTTCCATGCGGCTTTAAAATCAACTCAGAGTACAAGTCGTCCGTTATTTTACTAAAGCGGGCTAAATCCCTTTCTTTGATTTGTTCATAAGAAAGACCGCTCGCCATTTCCCTTTTCAAATATTCAGCGATCGAACCATTCGGCACAGTAATATCACCGTTGCTATCAAGAACAATATAAAAGTCAGGAGGTATTTTCTCAAATACTAAGCGGTTGTATGCCTGTACTGACCCAAGCATTTTGATCATTGCATTTTGTTTTTGCTCGTTTGTCATAATCAATTTACTGATGGTTGAGTGTTGATAGTTTGCCCCCCGAATTGTTGAAGGGCCGCATCCTTATTCCATTCCATTTTTTGCGCCCGCCACATTTCCCGGCGCTTTTGAACGTCGA